CTGAGTAGTAATTGTTTTGATTGGTACTGGTCAAAGCAGATGGTTTAACGACATAGACAAGCTCACCACTGTAAGTAGTGCTTGCAGTAGGAGCGAAAACAATGTTGGTATTTGTTTTTCTTGCATAGTACTTTGGTGTTCCTGTGCTGGCACTTACAGGCCAGTAGTCGTTAATAAATTCATCTGTTCTTTGTAATAGTCCAATTTTACTTCCTGATTCTTCAATGTGAATATTTTTAATAACACGTGTATTAGAAGGAAGAGTAAACGTATTTGTACCCGATGTAAGGGCAATAGACGTAGCAGTAACTAAGCCATAATCATCTAAAGCTTTAGTTAGTCGCTCTTCAACACGATTAACCATCTTTGGAATATAAGCTACAAACTCAGAACCATCGTTCTCAGTTGCACCTATAATATCATTTACAAGATATGTATAATTAGCCATAATAAATTGTTACCGTTGATGCAGTTGTAGGACACTGGACAACTACTGGGCCACCCATGCGAACACCTGTGTCTGTAAGGTATGCTTCCGTTACATCTGAATTAGTTGTATTTGTGAATTTAATAATACCACCATTAGAGTTTCCAAAAGCATCTACAGATGTTCCAGTGATAATAAACTCACCTACACCCTGTGCATGTACTCCTCTAATTCTAGTATCGGTTAGCGTAACGCCGCTTACAGTGTCTACTGCTGTATTGACTAGCGTAGTATTGCAGGTAACGTATGCTACTCTAAGATTTGCCGACATGTTGTTTGCTCCTATGTAAAAACTATAATAGCTATATTATACTAAAAAAGGGCGCAGGATACAACTCCCACGCCCTTCTATTTTTAGTCTATAGCTAAACTAATGCTTATGCACCAGCGTTACCATAGAAACCTCTCCAGTCTGACCAACCAAAGCTATAACGCTCACGAGCTTTAAAGCGAAGGTTACCAGTGTCGAAGTCTGGTTCCATCTTAGTCTGAAGCGGCGAACGTACGAACATTTTCGCACCATTCGGGCAATCAGTCTTGATGAAGAAAGCATTCGTATCGGTAAAGCGGCGGTTTACATAGAAGCCACCAGGTACTAGACCTTGGTTACGGATGCTGTTGATGTCATTCACGTTTGTTACACCTGAATCAGAAACGATTGTGGTGGACAAAGCAGAGTTCAGAATCTGGTCTGCTGTGAATGCGAGGTCTGATGGAATGTGCAGGCTTTCGGCTTGCGCACCAATCAGGATACCACGGTCATCTTTTGTTTTAGAAACTGCAATCAGTGCGGTTTCCAGTGAGGCTTCCGAAAGGTCGGCAGCGGAAAGCAGGTTGCTTTGGTCGCCATCGCCAATCGTAGCGTGTGATGCAGAGAACAACGGGTCACCGTCACCACCAGCGTAAGAAGCGTTAAAGCCGTTATTGAAAACGTCAGCAGCTTTTACCTGTTTGGTGTTTGCCATCGCACGGGCCAGACCTTTGGCACGTAGTTTAGCAAATGTGTCATACAGATTGTCTTCCATAGCTTCTTCTGTGATGGCGAAGCCAAGAGCAACAGTCTCGTGTGTGTAACGAGCAGTGTAGCTTTCTTGAGCGTCATCATAAGACACAGCAGCGCCTTCACCTTTAACAGGTGCAGTGCCGAAGCCAGTGAAAAGAACTTCTTCTTCAAATGCACGGTCTGAGTTTTCAACGTCAAACAACGGTGCATGTTCGTCAGATACTTCTCCATACTCAACGCCGAATACAGCGTTAAGACCTGGGAGAAGCTCTTTGGAAATACTTCCTCTATTAATAGCCATTTTTAATTATCTCCCTTAGTTGGTTACCGTAACAGGTGTTGAAACCAGTACGTTAATGAAGTTCTGTTGGTTAGTAGCGTTCAGTTGAACTTCCATACGAGTGTATGGGTCACCAACAGCATTGCCAGGTTCGTCTACAATACCGACAACACGGAACAGGCCAGCAGCCGATGTACCCACGCTACCTGCAGTAGTCAAGGCGGTGATTGTTGAACGACCAGTGAACGAAGAACCAGCAGCAATGTTTGATGCGGCTACGTTTTTGCCAACGATACCAGCAGCAACAGTAGTGTCTGAGCTAATGATATATGTTTGACTTGTGTCGTCATTTACATATCCGACAGCATCAGTTGCTGATACGCCAGAATAATAAGGTTTAAAGTACTGCTCCCCGTCAGCTACATAACTGCAGCCTTGGAAAATACCGATTGGCATTTCAGTAGAGGTAACAAGCGGAACAAGTGAACCACCTGACAAGCGCACAGGAGTACCTGTATACATTGCACTTGCGCCTGAAGCGATTGGGTACGAAGTTGCACCAGAGCTTTGAGGCGAGTTACCACGAACACGAGAAGGAGTCAAACCAGTAATTTGCTTAGTAGTCATATTATAAGTCTCCTTAAGTTGTGAAAAATGTGTACCAAGGCTGCAGTTTTTATTTAATTAATTTCTAATCAAAAGATGGTGTGCGACCTTTGGTTACGTTTGATTTACTTTGATTTCTTACAGGCATTCTGCGGTCTGATGCACCCTCAAGTTGAGAGTTAACTGCATCAACCATTTCGGCAGAAGCATTTTCAAAGTGACGTTGCCGTGATTCTGCACGTCTTGTGGGCATTTTGGCAAGTGCCAAGTCCCCACGGCAAACAGTACCAGAATAACGACCATCTTCTTTAACCATTGATGTATGTCCTAGTTCAGGTACTTCGTCTAGAGAAACAAATTCCCAGCCTTCGGCCAGTCTTTTCCCGACATTTGTGTAATCATCCTTGCCTTTAAGGGAGATTCGTATCCAACGTAGTTTCATTCCTTGGTCACTAAATCTTTCTGTAACAAACTTTGGAATATCTAAAAGGCTTGGTTCGACATAAACGTCATCGTTTTCTCTTGTATCCAGTTCACGACTCTGGGTTTCACGTGTTGTATTTCGTGCCATAAGTATATGTATCCTTTCGCAGCTATCGGTTGATTGTTGTATATTCGCCATCACCAGCTGATTCTACTTTCAGCTTTTCGGCAGCATACTGTTCAAGTGTAATTCCCCACTTTTGTGCGAGTCGTACGTCTTCTTGCGAGAGTTTAACTTTCTTATTAGACGGGGATGCTGCAGTGTGCGAAGCTCCAGCTACTACTTGAGAAGGCTGTGACGTAGCCTTCGTACGGGGTTTTTCGGCAGCAACCTCTTGGGTATTGCCAAACTTTTGTGGAAAATTATCAGCTAGTCGCTTATCAATTTCCAAATAAAAATCATCTTCTTCTGGGTCAAAACCTTCTTCCTTAAGTTGCGCATCAAGAACTAATGCAGCATTTGTAAGAATTTGGTCTTGGTTAAACCAGTCATTACTAGCGGCCCACTGATATGCTTTAAGTCCATATCCATTATAGGTTTCGCCTGTTGGCTGTTGTTCTACAGGTTCTTCTTGGGCCTGCGGTACGTATGCCTCGTATTGTCTTTTAGCTTCTGCAAGACGAACAATGTCTTGCTGTGCATTATTTAAATACTCTTGTGCCTGTAAGATTAAGTCTGAGTCTCCGCTATCAATTGCTCTCTTGTAAGAGTCTCTAGCAATAACAAGCTTCTCATTTACTTGGGCTTCAGAACTTTGAAGGTTTGTTCCTACTGCATCAAGGTATTCTTTTTTCTGTTGCTGAAGCTCAAGCTGCATTTGCTTGTTCTGCTCAAGAAGTTTTTCAATCTCAGCTTCACGTTCTTTCTTTTGACCGACAAGCTGTCTAATTCTTTTCTGAGCGCCAGATGTTTCAATACCTTTTTCTTCTGGTACTTCTTCTTCTGTCTTAGCTTCTTCTACAATTTCATCAGTAGCCTGTTGCTCGACTTCTTCAACCTCAACTTCTGGTTGTTCTGCTTCTTCTACAACTTCTACTTTAGCTTCGGGTTTAGGGGCAGCTGCTTCAACAACTTCTTCTTCACCTTCAATCTCAAATTCAACTTTTTCTTGGGGGTCACCTTTATTAGGTGTAATAGTAGACCAATCAGTCTCTGCCATTTATATTCTCCTTGTTTAACGTCCACAGCGAATAAGACGAGTAACGCTGTTATGTGATATATTATATAGTATAAATTGTTGTGTCACAATAGCAACACATAAAATTATTTAACCTAAGTTAAATGTAGGGTCTAAGTCTTTTGCATCTTCGACTACCATTTTAATAGCATCATCAAAGATAAGTAAGAACTGGATACCTTTATACAAAAACTTATCGCCTGTATGCTTGCCGTAGCACACATAGTCCCCCTCCTTGCACCAAGCTTTACCATCGAACTTGTCGTCCCTGTAAGCTAGGTTACCTACTTTTACTACACGGCCCACTGTTGTAAGATAAGCCATGTCCTGTTTGGTTGAGTCAGGAAGAAGAATACCGCCCTTGGTTGTTTGCTTAACAGAGACAGGACGCACAAGAATGTGGTATCCTGGAATCTCTGGTAATACTTTAGGGTCAGCAACTTCTTCATTTGTAATCCATTCATCGTTCTTTAGTGAACTTGGTGCTGCTTGCATTTTTAGTCCTCTTCTATATACTTGTTGAGATAGTCTTTAATAAGACCTATTGATTTCTCAATCCCTGCTATCGTTCCAACTGTCTCACGATAACTAGCATAATCCGAAGCGGTCCCATACGCAAGCGAATTTTTTATTACTTCTATTTCTTTTTGTAGTTCTTTAACTAATTCTTCGTAAAGCATTAAGTAGCGCTACCTGTTTTTAGTAAGTCCATCAAAAGATTTGCAGTGGCTTTTGATTCTTCAAGCTCGTTTGCATCTTGAGCTTTCAGCAAGTCACCCAACAATCTCATTGCTTCAATAGCACGTTTGTTGCTGCGGTCCTCGTCCTTTTGCATAGCAGACATTTGAGCTTCGACACCTGCTTCCTGTGCATCAATAAAGATTTTTTGTTCTTTAAGGTCAAGGTCACGAGATTTAAGTTGTGCATCAACTTGTGCTTTAGCCATTTGTGCTTGATTTTTTTCTGCTTCAACTTGAATACGTTGTCCTTCCATCTGAACCATTTGTTGTTCAGGAGACATTGGACCTTTCTGCATAACTTGTTGGTGCATTTGCTGTAGCTGTTGTGCAGCCTGAACTTGAATCATTGCTTCTGGGTCAGGAACATTAGCAAGTTGTTGTTGTACTTGCTGTGCCAACATTGGGTCTTGCATAATTGCTTGCTGTGCTTGTTGCATCATACCCTGTAGTTCTTCTTCATATTTCAACAAAGAATGTTCTGCAATGTTAGCCTGCAATGCAGGAACAATTTTAGGCATCATAGGATTCTTAGCATTAGATGGGTCATTTACAAACAATGTTTTAAATTGAATATGTGCATCGTGGTTTTGACCTGGGAATGCTTTAATAGGTTTGTTTTCTGATACAGACTTCACATCACTCATAGGGTCTTGTGGTTGCGCCTCGTCTTTAATTGGCATCAACTTATCGACATCAGGAACATTAGCTGTAGTAAG